TGCTGCCTTCGCTTGGAAGCATACCTCGAAGAACCAGCTTGACGCGAAGCTGCGCCGGTTCAAGTGGGCCATTCTAGCCGATGCGAAGGAGTTCGACAGCCAGCATCCCAGATGCTTCGCCGATAGGTTCAACCTGTGGTACGCTCGGGCAACCAAGCCGGAGATGCAGTTCGTCTCTTCTTTAGGCGACCACTGCCCACTGCTCCTGCGAAATGGAAAGACACCTCGGCTCTACAAGTATACCGGCAACGCTCTGAAGCCAGACCAATGTGAAACGTTCATTGGCCAAGTGTCTGGTAGGCCGACAAACCCACGGTTCAACAAGATTAGTGGCACCAGCCTCGCGCTAATTACCTACTCTGATAGTCTTGCTGATCTCGGTCGTTCTCGACTGAACCAGGCGAGAGTGATTGACATACTAGAAGGTAGGGACGGCAACTTCGGCGTACTTAACGCTGGAGACGATATGGTGTTGCTATTCAACTCATACGAAGAGTACAAGGCTACCTTGAACCTCCTACAAGCTGGGTGGACTCCATACATCAAGTTGGAGTCAGACTTTAGGGGCACGTTCTTAGGCTGGCACGTTGTTAGAGCAGCCGGCGGAGTGATGGTTGTAGTACCAAACCTGACCTCTCGATTAGTGAAGTTCTGGACGCCAGAGTACTCATTCGGCTCGATACACAGACCTATGGCCGCGCTCGGCTTTGGGGAGCGTGACGCAGCACACTACAACTTCCACCCAGCCTGCTTCATACACCAGCGGTCCGAGCGACAGAACTATCAAGTGTCGTTCGATCACGATCTGCCTAGCTGGATGGCACTACACAAACCAATCATCGAGACTTCGGGCGCGGATTTTCAGTTCATGCTGAATCCAGATGGCTGGCAGTATGGGAAGTACGACCCGGAGGATCTCTCCGAGGACGTCAGATCTAAGCACATGTTCAAGGTGCCGGCTGACGTTAATGAGAGTCGGTACGCCTGGGTTGTCGACCATGAGCGTATTATCTCTGAGGCGACCCTCGATGAACTGCTTGTCAACACGGGCGCCCAGGCCTGGCTGGACGTGAAATACATACCACCTTCACTGTACAAAGGACCGAACTAGCACATGCCACAGTACGTAAAATTGCCAAGGTCGGTTGCATCTCTGGACCTTGAGTTAGCCATTGATGCCCATGAGCAGCTAGCCAGTATCCCTCACGGCCACTCACAGGGCGTGAGGGCTCAAATTAAGGCCACCGACGGTTTGTTTCACGTCGATGAAGACCCATACATGCTGGCGACAATGTACATGCCGCCTATTGAGGGTGGCCCGTACGTCAGCGTCGGACCTTCTGGTCCGATGGTCACCTATATCAAGGCAGAGGACTCACTGCTGGAACCCGGGGGAGAGC